GATGCCGGTACCACCAATTAACGAGTTTGATAATCCTTTATTTAGTGACCCAGGACTGGGTAGCGAAGGCGGCGTAAGACCAATGCCATTACCTATGCCGGTTAAAGGTCAGCCAAAAAGGCCAATCAAAGGGCCACCACCTAAAAGAATCTCTGATCCGATAAAAGTGCCACCTAGAACTATAATGCCGGTCAAGGGTCCAAGGCTACCTATTAAAACAAGCCCACCAAAGATTAGACCAATGCCAGCTCCAATTGTAGCGCCACTGCCTAGAGTTATTTCTGATCCGGTTAGACCAAAACCAGCACCAATCACAAGAGGCGTAGGTGGTATTAGAAGGCCGTCAATACGTCGTGGCAGATAACGTGATACAATTATTTTAGGAGAAAATTATGCCAAATAAAGCAATGGGAAATTCAGGTTTATACGGACGCAAATCTAAAGGTGCATCTACGATGAAAAAATCTAAAGGTGGATCCATGATGAAGAAGTCTAAGGGCGGATCCATGATGAAGAAATCTAAAGGTGGATCTATGATGAAAATGTCAAAGGGTGGACCATTAATACCAAACACAGCCGGACAGATGCCCAAGAAGTCTAAAGGCGGAGCAATGAATAAAAAATCCAAGAGGTGATCTGTGTCTTACCTCATAAGCAATATTCCGCACTTTAAGTGTTGGGTAAGGCGCGAGTTTACTCACAACCACGAAAAATACCACGACGAGTATATTCATGCTCTGGCCATTGCCGTTAACACCATTCCCGATAGATCATTAAGTTTTCAAGTAGTTTTTACAGGTTGTGAAGCAGATTGTGAAGACAACGACGAAGGCAACATACATGGCGGCGCAATGTGGGCGCGTATGCCAATACAAGGCTTGGTTTTTGATATGCCATTAGAAGATTTTCCACAGCCTATGGAAGATCATTTAGCTCAACCCTGGGACTGTGAATCAAGACATCATGCGGTCACTGTTATGGACCGTGTAAGCTCTTCGCCCTGGATAGCAAAGATTGGTAGCGAGTTTTACCAGGCTAAATATTTGTTTACGGTCGACTACACCGATTCGCACATAGCAGATGACTCTGCACAACACAAGCAATCTCATGTATTATATATAACTGAGGATTGCGAATGGAAAGGTAATCTGGTTGCATTGCCTAACAACCGAGTTAGGGCTACAAGCCCAGCTCTTTGGGTTACAGGCGAAGGCGCTCCAGATTTTAAACCCTCGCAGTGGACGCATAGCGCGGAAGGACATGAAAGTTATTTAGATCCGGCAGTAACTTTCAATAATTTATACGAGGATTAAATGGCTTTATCGGGATCAAAAGATTTTGAATTAGACGTAGCAGATTACGTTGAAGAAGCATTTGAGCGCTGTGGGCTAGAGCTTAGAACTGGTTACGACTTAAAATCGGCCACCAGAAGCCTTAACCTAATGTTGGCCGAATGGGCAAACAGAGGCCTAAACCAATGGACGGTTACTGAAAAAACCGTTGCTATGGTTAAAGATACCCGCACATACAACATTGATAGTACCAACGCCACAGCTCCGATCGACATTTTAGATATATTTGTTAGGGAAACAGTAAACAACACCACTACCGATTTACCTCTAAACAGAATGAGTCGTGCTGAATACAGCCACCTGGCAACAAAATCTACTACAGGCAAACCTAACCAGGTATTTGTCAACAAACAAACCACGCCTACCATTACTGTTTGGCCGGTGCCGGACAAATCTAGCACTTATACGGTTTACATGAATGTGTTGACCAGGATGGATGATGCAGATGTTGGTGCAAACACATTAGACTTGCCCTTTAGGTTTTACCCTTGTTTAGCCGCGGGCCTGGCTTATTACATGAGCCTTAAAAAAGCGCCAGAAAAAACTGGCTTATTAAAACAATTATACGAGGAAGAGTTTGACCGCGCCAAAGCACAAGATGAAGACCGATCAAGTTTTAGGGTCGCTCCTAATCTTAGCGGTTACAATTCTGCTTGATTATGGCAATGACAACCGGAAAAAATGCTTACGGGATCTGTGACATTACAGGATTTCGTTACAAGCTAAGAGATATGAAAAAGACCTGGGATGGTCTTTTAGTAGGTCCAGATCAATGGTCACCTAAACATCCGCAGCTAGATCGCAAGGCGTTTCCAGGAGATTCCCAAGCTTTAAAAAATGCCAGGCCAGATACTTCAGATGACAACAATAAGTTTTTGGTGTACACAAATGTGCAAGATGGTATACTTGGAACAGTATTAACGACATACGAAATATCTTGTAGCGTCGGGGAGGTAACCATACAAATAACATGAGTTTTACATTAGCAACATTAAAGTCAACGGTTCAAGATTATATGGAGTCTACTGAGACTACATTTACATCTAACTTAAATACATTTATCAAAGAAGCAGAGGATCGCATATTTAATAATGTGCAGCTGCCTGTACAAAGAAAAAATGTGCAAGGCTCTTTGAGCGCATCAAATAGGTTTTTAGCAACGCCTACTGATTTTTACGCACCCTTCAGCGTAGCGGTTATATCCAACGACAAATACCATTATCTAGATTTCAAACATTCAAGCTTTATTAAAGAATACAGCCCTACAACTACAGTCACTGGGCGTCCTAAATATTACAGCTTGTTAGATGACACGGCTTTTGAAGTCAGCCCAATACCTGACGCAAATTACACTGTTGAGGTTCATTACCTTCACAAACCAACCAGCTTAACCTCTGGATCTGATTCAGGAACAACGGTCCTTTCAACTGATTACCCAGAAGCATTGCTTTACGGTACTTTGGTAGAAGCAGCGGTTTTCTTAAAAGAGACACCTGACGTTATTGGTAATTTTGAGGTTAGATTCAAAGAAGCATTAGCCAGGATGAAAAATCTAAGCGAAGGCAGAAAGCAACGCGACGAATATAGGTACGATTCTCTTCGACAAGGCGTTTCTTAATGGAGCCTATAAAAGAACTTGAGGGCGCTCATGTCGCTCTTATTGGCCTGGGCACATCCCAAATAGACTATGTTATTGGCAGAGAAAACTCTGTTGAATGGGACGAAACCTGGGGGTGTGGTAGCTCAGCTGCTGTATTTCAATTAGATCGTTTGTTTATGATGGACCCAGCTAGTCGGTTTTTTGACACCGAAGACGCTGGTAAACAAACCGATGTCATGCGCAAAATACTTCCGGAATTACAAATACCTATTTATTCTTGTGAGCTGGACGATCGCGTGCCAGGCATAGTCGAGTATCCAGTGAATGAGGTTGTTGCGGCCACCAGGTGCGCATACATGAACAACACGGTTGCTTATGCTGTGGCATTCGCTTACTGGAACAACGTCAAACAAATAGATCTATTTGGCATAGACTTTAGTTACAAAGGTAATCTGCATTTTGCAGAGGCCGGTAGAGCTTGTGTTGAGTTTTGGTTATCTAAATGTATAGAAAAGAAAATTAAAGTAGGCGTAAGCCCCAGGTCATCGTTATTAGATTCAGACGTGCCTATGGAAGACAGGCTGTATGGTTATCACCGATTAGATGACCCAAAGATCGCTATACCTGATAAAGACGAATGGTTTGTTTGCAATAAATCAGAAATGGACCAGATGATAGAAACAGGCAAAACCACAATACAAACAGTACCAAGGCCACCAGAGCCATTTAAAGGATGACAGACGCATTTATAAAACTAGGACAAGTGGGAGTACATACCACCGAAAACAAAGGGCACGATCCAGAATTTTGGGCTGCGCAAGTAACTAATAAAATTTGTGGAATATCGGAGCACGCTCCAGACCATGTTAGGCAACAAGCTTTAGCTTTCAAGCAGACAGTGTATGATATAGTGTTAAGAGGGATCCGCAGTGGAATCGCCTCAGATCGAACAACTGTGGTAAACTTATTAAGAGGCCAGGGTCATAAAGACATGGCTGATATTATTAAGGAGTTATAACATGGCTATTACATCTGCTATATGCAACAGCTTCAAGCAAGAATTGCTTGTAGAGGGGCATAATCTAACAAACGGTGCCGACAGTATCAAGCTGGCGCTTTATACATCTTCAGCAACGCTAGGCGCTGGTTCAACTGTATTTGTCACGACAGGACAATCAAGCGGAACTAACTATTCTTCTGGCGGAAATGCACTCACTAACGTAACCCCAGCTTTGTCTGGTAGTGTGGCGGTTTGTGATTTTGCGGATCTTACATTTGGTACTGCTACAGTTACTGCTAGAGGTTGTCTTTTATACAACTCTACTAACGGCAACAAAGCGATTGCTGCTATTGATTTTGGAGGCGACAAGACAAGCACAGCCGGTGACTTCACCGTAGTTTTTCCAAGTGCTTCAAGTAGCGCAGCTATTATTCGTTTGGCTTAACAAGGTTAAAGGTGTCTGGTTATGCCGTTAACTGTATTTAATTTTAAGCCTGGTATAAATAAAGAAGAAACCGACTATTCTAATGAGAACGGCTGGGTTGACGGAAACTTTGTACGTTTTAGAAAGGGCAGACCAGAAAAGATTGGTGGTTGGGAAAGGCTAACCTCAAGCACATATATTGGCTCAGCAAGAGCATTACACTCCTGGATCTCTCTAGGAGGATCAAGATACCTAGGTATAGGCACAACCAATAAATATTACATTGAAGAAGGCCAGGCTTATAATGACGTAACTCCCATTAGAGCCACCACAACCAATGGAATAACATTTTCTGCTACCGACGGATCTTCAACGATCACAGCAACAGACTCTGACCACGGAGCTGTTAATGGTGATTTTGTTACAATAGCTGGCGCAGTCTCATTAGGTGGTTTGATTACGGCCGCGGTACTAAATCAAGAATATCAAATTAGCCTGGTTACGGGCGACAACACCTACGAAATAACAGCCAAAAACACTTCTGGCGCTACTGTTACTGCAAACTCCTCTGACTCTGGTAATGGCGGTGCTGGAGTGGACGGCGTATACCAAATTAATTCTGGCCTGGACGTTTATGTGCCATCAAGTGGTTGGGGTGTAAATGCCTGGGGCGCTGGTACGTTTGGATCTACAAGCGCAATTACAGCTGTAGGCCAGTTAAGATTATGGACACACGATAATTTTGGTGAAAACTTAATCATTAACCCTCGTGGCGGAAGCATATATCGATGGGTTGAAAACAATGGACTAAGCGTTAGGGCGCTACAATTAAGCGATGTAAGTGGTGCTAATTTAGTGCCGACTCTTGGGCTGCAAGTTATTACTTCAGAAACAGACAGGCATTTAATTGTGTTGGGCGCAGACCCTATATCGGGCAGCAGCAGAACAGGTGTAATAGATCCTATGTTGGTTGCCTTCTC